GGTGTTTGTTGATCACTACCATCTGGATATTCATTATCATCAATATTTTCTGATCGTTTTTCAATAACGCCGGTTCTTTCTAACCAATCATTATCATGATTCATCTATACTTCCCTCTCGAATAATGATCGTTCATCATTTGTTCTTTGTGCATCAGCAATCCATTGATCAAGCTCACATTCATCATATATTTTTAATGAACGACCATCATAATAAAATTTTCCTGTATCACCAACACGACCACCCAATCTATTTTTTACACACTTCCATTTAATTTCATTCTTATATACCATATCATCTTCATCTTGACCTTGAATAATCATACTATCGGCCGTTGCCGGTATACCATATGAATTTTTTGTCAATATCTCATTTGCATAAAACAAATGATCGTTTGATACTTCAATATCAATACATTCATCTTCACCCAAACATTCTATTGATACTATTTCATCATCAAAATTCAAATCATTCATTGAGTCTAATGTCTTTTTATTTTCTTTTTCATATATGTTCATCAATAAACCTCTTAATCATATTCATATTATAATCGTACCCATCGTTATTCCAAATAACCAATAAATGATACCCTCTGTTTATAGCTGTTTGATATTTTATACGATCATATTCATATTTGTCATATGCTGTCATACCATGTATATACCAACTATCCCAATCTTCTTTTGTCATTCTATCTGGATGAGGGTGCCATCTCAAATTATTATATTCTATAATAACCTTTTTGCTTTTTATTGTAAAATCATATCTATAATAGTATGTATTGCCATATGCCAAATACCATTCTTTTGATCCCCTCACACCTATAAATATATCATCTCTTTGGATGTTGTAATCTTTTCTTAAAATTTTATACAAAGGAATGAAATATTGTAATGATTCTTTAGACGCTTTTCCATATATACCATTATTAGATTTTAAATATTTTGAAAATGAATATGATCTCCTTTTAATAAGATTATTCCATTTTTTTATACCCTCTTCATTACCATACCTTTTTATATAATTTTGTTTTGTAAGTTTAAAATTATCAATATATGGTTTTGTTAAATATATTGCTTCATCTTCATCATAACCCTTTGCCATCCAATATTCTTTACATAGGGGATTTTTTGTTTTATAATAACTTTTCTTTTTGGATGAATGAAAATTTTTTGATATTTTTGATTGATATACACTAATAATCTTTATTGCTTCATCTTCATCATAACCCTTTGCCATCCAATATTCTTTACAAAATTGAGAATTTTTTCTTTTTGTATAATTATCTATAATAGAATATCTTCTTATTTGAGCATCCGATAGTTTCTTTTTATACTTCTCATATTCTATCCTACCCTGTTTTTCACCATATTTTTCAATATATATATCATATAATGATTTTGAATCTTTCTTTTTATACTTCTCATATTCTATCCTACCCTGTTTTTCACCATAATATAGACAATATGATTCTATAGTTCTTGCTTTCTTTTTAGAAGTTGTTAATTTATCATATTTAGTGAATAAGTCATATATAGATTCATTATAGTTACATAATATAGCAAGATGTTTTGTACTTGTACTATCAATACTATCCCATTTTTCAACAATTTTACATAATTCTTCTAAATGTTTAATTGTTGGTATAACATTAATATTATCTTTCCATTGTTTTGTTGTAAACACCCTACTTAATTTTTCTTCTGGTGATAATCTCCTAAAAACACCTTTTACAATCATATTTTTTATTCTCATATAATCCATTGTAATCCCCCTATAATGGTATTTATGAAAATGTATTCAGTTTATCACCTTTTTTCAAACCTGTATTAATAGATTTTAAACCATTATGTGTTGGAAATTTATGATCACCACTACAAATTATTGTTTTTCCTGATTTTGTTGTTATTTTATACATAATTTTCTTTTTTATATTTGATTTGCCTTTAACAATAACATCATGTTTTGATCCTTTAATGATATCACCAATCTGTATATCTTTTATACATACATCATAATAAATACCATTATTCTTTTTATATACTATAGTATTTAATGATAAGCATTCCCCGATACTATTCATATCCAAAGAATCAAAATCTATGAATGTTCCGGCTCTGTTTATCTGGGCCACAGTGACAACAGGAATATTAAACTCAAAACCGAGCGCTCTCAATTCTTCTGATATTGCTTTTCCATCTTTATACAAATCACCGGTAGATCTACCTTCAGCTTTCATTAAAGATATATAATCACAAAAGAATATTTGTGGTAATATATCTCTCATACCAAGTTCACGTAACCAGATACGAAAGTCATTTACTGTTGCCTTTCCTGTAGGATACTCTTTAATAAACAATTTACCATTTTCTTTACGGTCTTTTATAGAACGTAATTCCGTAATAAATTGTTTCTTTAACCTTTTGTTAATATATATTCTGTTTATATCAAGATTGGTAAAATTGGCATCGAATCTTTGTGCATACATATCTGTTGACATTTCAAGAGATGCCAATGCCACATTTACACCATTTAACACCTGTCTACCAATTATATTGGTCATGATGTTTGATTTATGACCATGAACTTTGGCAATAAACATATTAAGTGTATATGGTGGAAACCCACCATTAAATAATTCATCAAGAGAAGGATAATATGTTCTGATCCGTGTATCTGTCGCCGTAAGTATTCGTTTTAATCTTTCGGATAATTGCCCAAAATAATCAAGACCTATATCTGTTTTTATATCTTTACATAAGGCATCTTCAATTATATTTCTAATGGCATGAATGTTCTCACCAGAATCAATAATATCGATACCTTCAAGAATGGCCATTTTAATGGCTTTATCTTTCAGGTATTTGTTCGTTTCATCAAGAAGCCAATCGTAATTTTTTGATACTGAAAAATCAGTGTTTTCAGCTTCTTGAAATAATGCCAATACATCATCTTTTGTATCACCAGAAACACTATTTATTATAATGTCTTTTGATGGTAATTCATCATATTCGTTCAAATGTCTCTTCACATGATTGAATACTTCTATTATACCAGGATCATCAAAATATTTTTCTTCAAATACTGTGGTAACCGTAACAGCATAATTCTTATCTTCCATTAATCCTTTAAGAACGGCCACCATCAAGTAATTTTCATCTACCATTTATTACCCCCAAATAAAAATACCTTACTGTAAGTATAACAGTAAGGTATTATAATGTCAAATATGTCAAAGATATATCAAATCATACCTTCATTCTTAAATTTTATGATATCTTCAGCTGTATATTTGCCTGATAACATAACAAGTTTATCAACATATGATTTATCAGATTTGTTATTTTTTTCAAAACCTATTATGTATTCAAATAAATAACGTGAAATATAATCGGTTGTTTTATCAGGTTTAAGAAAAAATACACCTACTGTGTCTGTTTTGACTACAATAAATGTATTCGATTCAATTTCAGTAAGATCAACGTCAGAGAATTTATCAACGTATAGTATATTCATGATATATTACTCAAAACCCCTAATTTTTTTGCCACTTTTTTATACGGATCATCCTTGATAACAATACCAAAATAACAATGGGTACATTCTTCTGGTCTCATATCTGTTGTCCCAACCATATCAGGATCATAATTAAGAACTTCCATTGTTCCATGACATATAGGGCATACTTCAAAAATATCTTTTATTTTCATTTTATTCCTCAATAACTTTTTGTTTAATAAAACTAACTACATGACTACCATACCTAACATCTAATATATTAAAAAACTCATCTTTACCTAATACTTGTGGATATATTCGTAAGTATTCAACTGGTATTTTTTTATCCAATATAACATAAAATGGTTCAAATGTATTGTCATCTATAACAATCTTTAAACCTTCTGTATTTATCTTCATTATTTGATAAACTTATCAAATTCTTCTTTAGTAATATATTCTTCAACAACATGCTTTTTTAGTTCATCCATTGAACTAAAATGCAATCGTTTCAACATGAATTTAATAATATCTTTCTGTGAAATGGTATTGAATTGACAAATAGGGCAGAAATTTTCTGGAACCTCATACCCCCAGTAATCATCGTTCTCTTCTTCCCATTTTGAAAATTCTTCTTCATTTATAATATGATCTTTGCATAACACATGTCCTTTAACACATTCTACCATATCAGCTTCACCAATAGACATGTCATATCCACCTTCGATATGACCACATACATCACAAATAAAACTACTTGAACTACTGTTACTTACAAAACCCAATCTTATTTTTCCCATAAAAACCTCTTTTTGTATAAATACATATAACAGATTAAAATATTATATTATGATTATATACAAAGCAACTAACAATGTAAACAAAAAATGTTATATTGGCCAAACAAAATTTAATATCGAAATTCGTAAAAAACAACATTCATCAAACGGGTTTTTATTACATAATGCTATCCGTAAATACGGCATTGATGCTTTTGAATGGGAAGTAATAGATGATACTTGCCAATCAAAAGAAGAACTTGATGAAATGGAATACCATTATATCAAGCAATACCATAGTCATATTAGTGAATATGGTTATAATATGACATGGGGTGGTGATGGAATACATGGGTATAAACATACGGAAAAATCAAAAAAGAAAATGTCAGAATCATTAAAAGGCCGTCTTTCTGGTAAAAATAATCCCATGTATGGAAAAATTGGTAAATTACATCCAAATTTTGGTAAAAAACTATCAAAAGAAACAAAAAAGAAATTGTCAGAATCATTAAAAGGTAAAAAACATACTAAAAAAACAAGAAAAAAGATGTCAGAATCACATAAAGGTAAAAATAATATAAATTATGGAAAAACTGGTGATAAACATCATTCATCAAAAACATATGAAATAACATTCCCCAATGGCAAAAAACGAATAATAACTGGAATTAAAGAATTTTGTAGAAAAAATAACTTAACACCACAATCAATGTGTGCTGTGGCAAAAGGTAAAAATAAACATCATAAAGGATTCAAATGTAAATTGGTATAAAAACCCCGATCTATATTTCATGTTATTCGCCTATTATTTCAAAATTATCGGTAAATTCCTTTGGATAGAATACATATTTATTAATTCTATCTGGATGTGTTGGTTTTCTATCTGGAAAATGTATGATTACTGATCCATCGCCAAAAACAAAATAAACAATACCGATACCCCATTTAATATTGGGTAAATATTTTACTTTTTGTTCTTTTTCCATGATAAATAAGATATATCATTAAATATCGCCCCGTTATTACAGAAAACATCAACTTCATATCTTGTAGATGGAAAAAATTCTACTTTTTTAAATCCATCATTTTCTTTACATACGGTTTCAGTAATATCTACAATGGTATTCAACTCTTCACTATTAAGATTACCAACACCTTGAATTCTCGAAAAAAAAGCAAGAAACATAATCAATATGCATAATAAGGCAATACCTATATTATCACTCATCCGATTCTCCTATTCCACAAATTTTAATTTGATCTGGTAATAGTATTATATCACTATAACCTACCAATAGACACTTATCTTCTGTCCAATATGGACATAATTTTGTTTTTATTCTACCACTATTATAATCAATACTGGTTATTTCATAACAATAATCAGTATTTTTGGGTATGACACTTAAATCTCGAACATCTGACATGCAATACCTCTACCAATACACATATTACACATATTTCTAAAATTAATAGTTTTTGGGTTATTCCAGATATCTGAAATAAAATCCTGACAATATTGAACATTCAATCCTTCTACCCATTCACCCTCACCCTCTACAAAACTGCATGGGAAAAAATCACCATTCACATTAATATATGCACTAAATTTTGCGGATTCACATGGTTCTGACATCTGAATCATTTCTTTTTCATTAGGATATCCTTTTATAGAATTGATAAATTTTACAGCAGAACATGAATCAAAACCAAATCGAATACCATAATGCAAACAAGTATCAACAATCTCTGTAAAGTGTTTATCTGTCAATGGTGTGAAATTAATACCACGACCTTTCTTTTTAAGAGATAAGAACACAATGGCATTAAGTTTTTTAAGACGTTCATCACCAGTGAGAATATCTTTGATTGTTTCTTTAACCATATCAAATGTTTCTTCTGAAATCATTATATGTATGTTGATAGCCTGATTCATACCTCTATCAGTCAACATTTTTACTGTGTCATAGCAGATATTTTTATCTTCATATCGTGATACAGCTACGGCACCACACACCTTTGATAATTCATCTGCTGTATCATCATATAATTGAGCAACAGTAACATTAGGAATGACACCATTATCCTTGCAATATTTCATTATTTTTATTGTATCTGGATTACTGGTGCAAGTAGCATCAACACCAAATGCTATTTGTGTTACAGTTTTTGGAAGTTTTTCAAAGATTGATACAAAAGTATCATAGCTCATATTACTACCGAATGGATTATTGGACTTATAACAGAAAGAGCATAATTTACCCATCGGTCCTGAACAAATTGTTGAAAGTTCAAGATCGACAATTATCGGCCCATATTTACAGTATGATGGATCATCATCTTTAGTATTTCCATATGTTAATGTTTCGCCTGTCTTTTTATCAAAAATGCAATTAAATCCATCATAATGAATTACCTTGCCATCTTCATTATCAACAATTATTAAATCATTAGATATATATGTAGTATCACAATTTTTCACATTTCCATCCATTATAATACCTATGCACTTATTGGTTCCGTTTGCGTTTCTATGATATTTTCTGCCTTCTTCATCATACCATTTACTTTATTCAAACAATCGTTGAATGACATGTCACCCATACGATGTGAACGATAAAGACGATATGCCTTTTCTTCACACCACAATCTTAATTTATAATCCTCAAATGTTTCATCTTCGTACCGTTTTCCAGATGCCATTATTATCTCCAATCGTTATTACAACATTGTCTGTTGTTAATAAATACTTTTTCAAATCTATCATTATTCATCATAATAGATCTAAATTCATTATAAGTTATATACTCCGTAAAAATAGGTATTCTATAAACGAGATACCTATTTTTTATAATATTATCTAAATGATCAATATCAATGACAATATTCATATGTCTCATTAAAGTATGATCATATCTATGGGTATGTTTATAATCCCATAATAAACAAATATTATTTGGTGTAATGTATAATCTCATATATCTTCCACATCATCCCATTTTACAGTAACAATTATCTTGTCATCATTTTTCTTCACATTCTCAATGTGATAATTATACTTCAAATTATAATAATCGTCAATTATGAATGAATAAATTTCTTCATCATTGATCAAATCAACTATATCTGGTGAATAATCATCAATATCCATTATCACATCACGATCAATTTCATCAATTTCCACAGTAATATGTGGCGGATCTACTTCTTTAGATCCCCAATATTCATATACACCGATACTTGAATCATCAACATATATCGGTGGTGGATCATCAGTCAGTATTTCATTCAAATCATCTTGAAATTTATCAATAATGTCAATATTACGCATAATACTCCTAACTTGTTTGGTCCCATTCAGGAATTTCAGCGGCATCGTATAAATCATTTCTAAATTGTCTTACCAGTTTCTCTAACACGGTATCGTTTACGATACCGATATTGCGTTCATATGTGCCAATAATATTTCTTGCAAATAAAGTTATACCATCCTGTAACAACGGATATTGAACTTCTTTGACTTCATATTCTTTCTTTATATATCTTATTTTATCCATAACATTCACCATTATATTTTATCATTAAATAGCCGGCAGCATTATTTTTAGAGAATTTTATCGATTTATCAGAATAATAAAAAACAGCATTGTATAATTTTTTTGTTATTTTTTTATCATTATAATCAGCACAACATCCGACACCTATAAATAATGCATCTAACTCATCTTCTGATATATTAATGATATACTCTTTCATTTATCAAATTCTTTGGTATGTTTAAAGTATAATGTGGCAACTTCTCTATTTTTTCTCGCATCATACATACCAACAGTCGTATAGTCAAATAATACTGTATATATTGGGTATGTATAATATATTGTGCTTCCAGAACACCCACCAAGAGCAATTCTCAACGCATCAATCTCTTCTTGTGTTATATCTACTATATATTCCATTCTTTAAAATGTAAACCTGTTATATTTCTGGAATGTGTATATTGTCTTGATGATATATTTGGAAAAATATCTTTTACCGATTGATATATACTTAATACATATTTATTTGCACTATATTGCTGGGAACCAGAACATCTTCCAGTAGCAATAATCATAGATTTAACCTCATCTTCTGTCAGATCAACAATATATTCTTTCATGGTAATCTGTATTTACATTGAAATACCTCGTCGGTTAATAATTCATCATACACATTTGCCAAAATATCATCCCTACATTCAGGAAAATAAACATCCACAATATATGCTATAGAACTTAACATCATTGAATATGGGGTTGAATCACTAATATCCGTTAATATAATGGTATAGTATAAAGATGATACTTCATCTTCTGTCAGTTCAATCATGTATTCTTTCATAACATCTTATGCCATGTTGGTAATTTATAATCACATTTAAAAATATCACAACATTCGAGTATATCATATGAGTTGGCAAGAGCAGAATATTCTGTTAATGGTGATAAGATTCTATACATACCGGCAAATGATGTATTATCATAATATGATGTTTGACCAGAAACAAGAGATAAAGCATTTATTTCATCCTGGTCAAACTCAACAATATATTCTTTTTGATTATGTTTGCTCATCCTTTAATATTACTTCAATATTGGTAATCAATTGATTCAAGATATATTCTTTTTTATATTTTAAATCATATTCCCATATGACATATACACAATACCCATTTGATTCTAATTCATATATTCTATTTTTATCATGATCCCAAATATCAATAGATTTTTTCTTCGTTTTTGGATTGATATCATTGTGATTAAATAATAATGGATTCATATGCCAATAATCACCAAAAAACTCGATTATAATTTTATCATTAATAATGATATCTGGAAAATAATATTTATCACTTATGTGAATCGTTTTTCTTTCAACTTTGAAACCATTTCTTTTAAGAAAATTGAATATAAATTCCTCTTTTTTGCTTCTGTTTATAGAATAATTATCTGATAAAGGAATTTTACCTTTGGCCCATGATTCCTTCATTTTGTCACTTCTTATTTTTCTTTGATTATTATCTTTAAATTGTTTTATGGCATTTTGTCGTTGTTTTTCTTTAAATTCATCACTTCTTTTTTTACCAGTCATTCCATTTATGACTTTTTTCCTATATTCACTATTATTCCATTTTTCTTTTGAAACTTGTGATATTTTTTTCTTTATTTTATCTATAGTATCTTTACTATGTTTTTTTCCATAAAAAGGATTATTTTTCCCCGATCTTGGTAAATGTTTAACACAAAATCCACTTTTATTTTTCTTACATAGTTCTTTACCACAAACACTACAATATTTTTTCATTGGTTTTTACCTTCTATATAAATACTTATAGGAGGTAAAAACCATCATAAACTATTGAAATCACCTTAACAGAATTTATAATTACATTCAGGACATTTCCCACCTGACCATTTTTCACCAAGTTGATGTCCACATTTAGGACACTGATCTTTCAGATTATCTTGCCAGGAAGGTTGTGTTTGATATACCATGGCCTCACATTCAGGACACAAACTATCATTTTCAACTTCTGTGAAACAACCAGCACATTTCATAATATTATCTTACCACTTTATAATCGAGATTGTCAAGAAAAAAATAAACAATGTCTTCTACCCTGTTGGTTTCATCGTTCAATGATTCAAATCTTATAAGTGTATGATAATATTCATATCCTTTAATAGAAATATATACATTATCATTATATTCAGTGATATCTGTGATAATATATTCTTCTCCAACACTAAGACCATCTTTAATGGCCCAATTTTCAAGTTCTACATCAGGATCACCGATATCATCTATTGTTTTCAATCGGACAGTATCACCGATTGATACCTTATTATGTTTCATGGCAATGCATTTACATTTCCATGAACCGTTAATCTCTTGTCGAAGAACACGATATAATCCATTACCAATACGCAACAGACCATTCTCTTTAACTTCTTTCATAATATAACCTTTTATATTTTCATTTTTACATCATATCCACAATATAGTATAGTTATTATAAAAAGTCAAGGATTTTTTTAAAAGGATGTGTATTATGGAAAATCAAGGAGATAATGATATTCAGGTCATAGAAAATGAGGTGATTAAAGAAGTTCTTAATGATTTCCCTTCATTATATGATGATTTGGACTTCAATGAGTATACAATTAAGGATAAACTTGAAAAAAATGCTTACCTTTACGAACAGTTTAGGATTTTATGGCTCCAAGAAAAAAATAAACTAAAACGAATAGAATTATTAAAAGATAAATATATTGGTGATCTTTATCAAGAATTAAAAAATGGTGATAGAAAATTATCAAAAGTTGAAATCGAAAGATATTATATACCATCTGATGAGAAGGCTATAAAATTTGAAAAGCTATATATGAGACAAAAAATAAGAGTAGAGACATTTGAAGCACTGGCCGATGCATTCAAACAACAGTCATACAATATGAGCACATATATTAAAAATTTACAATTATAATGGATATACATTTAGTATTATACGATAATCTCAATATACAAGTAAACACAAACAGTAAAGAATATCTTGATGCACTTCAAGATCATCTTACCGAATACAAGAAAGGATTCCGATTCATGCCAAAATATAAGCGTGGTGGATGGGATGGAAAAATATCTGTATTCAAAAAACAAACACGAACATTTCCATATGGATTATTGTTCGATGTAATTAGATTTACAAAAACCAGTTTTCCAGATCTTAAACTTGTTGTATCACAAGATGTAAAGAATTTATTCAAAGGTATATCACCAAAAGATAATGATTATACATTGTCATTATATCCATATGATTATCAGAAAGATTGTGTTGATATATTATTAAGATCAAGCAAAGGTATAGTTGTGGTTGCTACAGCTGGTGGTAAGTCACTTATTATTTCATACATTGTAGATATAATTAACAAATATATTACTGATAATAAATCTCTTATCATAGTCCCAACAAAACAATTGGTCCAACAATTTAAAGGTGATATGTGCGGGTATGGTATGAAATCACATATAGGTATTGTCGATGCTGATCATAAAGAATTTAATAATCAAATTGTAATATCTACTTGGCAATCTTTGCAGAACCAAATGGATAAGCTAAATACGTTTAATACTGTTATAGTTGATGAAGTGCATACTGCGAGAGCAGATGTATTGTCAGAAATACTAAGAAATTGTATTAATGCTAAATTTAGATATGGTGTTACTGGAACATTACCAATGGATAGACTTGAAAAATTGAATGTATTATCATATCTCGGACCTGTGTTCAGAGAATATACTGGAAAGGTTCTTGCTGATCTTGGTTATGTGTCAAAATGTGTAATAAAACAAATATATATAAATTATAATAATACATACACAGGTGATTATAATACTGTAAAATCAGAAGTATTTTTTAATCAATATAGGCTTGGATTAATTCGTCATATAGTAGAATCACATAATAATAGCATTTTAATTCTTGTTGATAAAGTGGAAAAAGAAGGTATTCCACTGTATAAATGGTTATCAAAGACTGTGAAAGATAAAATTGTTGTTTTCCTTTCTGGAAAAGACAAAAGTGATATTCGTGATGAGTGGCGCAAAACAATGAACAATGAAAATAATATTATTTGTATTGCCACATATCAAATATTTCAACAAGGTGTGAATATTCCATCACTAAGAACAATTATACTGGCCTCAAGCACAAAATCATATATTAGAGTAATACAATCACTCGGTAGAATACTTAGAAAACATGTATCAAAAAATCTCGGTGGGGCAGAAATGTATGACATTTGTGATAATGTAAAATTCTTAAAGAAACATGCTGCCAATAGAAATAAATATTATGTTAAAGAAAAACATGACATACTTGAATTTACATTAAATGAATCTGACGGAGTTTATGAATATGAATGATGAATTAAATATATTACACCTAACACTCAAAAGAGAATGGTTTGATATGATTGCCAGTGGTGTTAAAAAAGAAGAGTATAGAGAAATTAAAGAATATTGGGATTCGAGATTAAATAAAGAATATGATGTGGTATTATTTAGAAATGGTTATAATAGAACATCACCAGAAATGATGGTTGAATTAAAAGATATAAAGAAGGGCACAGGAAATAAAGATTGGGGTGCCCCAAATGAAAAAGTATATATATTAGAATTAGGTAAGATTTTATATATTGATATGAAAGATGTAGAAATTATGAAAGATCAATAATAAATTTTACTTTCTTCTTATTACCTAAACCAATTTGTTGATAATCATATTCAAGCGAATCCGATATTTGTGCCAATTCATATGTAAAATCTACCATATCAGATGGATATGTGAGTATCATCGTATCATCAACAACTTTAATTTCGACAGTATTACCATCAATATCATATTTTCCAGATTTTTTATTCCGAATAATATTCTTTATTGATTTCGTATCTGTTTGTTTTATTTTCGCTTCAGTAAGATATTTATTTATTACTTGTATTGTTCTCATTCTTCTTTCATTATTGTTATATTATCTGTTTCACCTTCATCAATCAAATTATCGAATTCATAAAAATAATCAAGGAAATGATCAAATTTCATTCCTAATTTATTTTGACAAGTTTCCATAAGTTTGAAGTGAAATTCATCTACAGGTAATGATGTATCAATATGATAAATATCCTCTCCTTCAAATATTACATCATCACCATTTTTTATAATAAGTTTACTCATCTGTAACACCTATTCTATACAAATATGGATCATTAACTTTTTTATTATCAGTGTTTGTTTGATTGTCATTATCAATAATCTGTCCAATCATATCAGTTAAACTATCTATATCAATACATGAAGATCACTCATGGTATTGATAATATTTTCATCAACAACATGATCCATCCCATTTGAATTATTTATAATAATTCTTTCGCCATCTGTAGTTACATTACTCATCACATCACCTTTTAATAATATGTTATATCTTGTAGTCTTGGATAACCGTTATCCAACAACCATTGCTCTGGGATATCTCTATAATACTTATACCCATTCTGTTTCATAAATTTTATAAGTATCTTTCCTCTTGGATTTTTTACTCCAGAACTAAGGTATCTTACAACTTTATTATATACTTTTTTATTAATAGAATTCCAAGATAAATCTTTCGTATTAACTATGATTGGTTTTGATCCGAGTATAACGACCAATTGTTTATAAAATGGTGTATCCACGATTGATTTATATTTACCAGAATCATAAAACGTATCATATTTCTGTCTAATAAATTCTATATCTACTTGTCTTTTTATTTTCTTATTTCTTTCTTTAACTCTTTCGATAGCAGTATCAACGTCAATATCAGCAAATACCATTGTTACGTCATACCCCATCTGTTTAAGTTCATCAGTTCTTTTTTTAAAAATACCAAGATTTCCAGATGTGGTATCGAGATATAATGGGAGAAGTGAATTAAGAGTTAGAATATAATCCGATTTAGAAAGTTTTTTAATGGCCTTTTTGTTATTAAGATAATCCCCACCAAAATGCTCAGTCCATTTATCTGTATTGACTACTTTAATTGGATAAGAACCATCAGTGATTATTTTCTTAACAATAGTTGTTTTACCGGCAGCCGGCATTCCGCCAAGCATTACTGCTTTTAGAATTCCTTTGTCTAATATACTTTCTGTGAGAAAATTTTGAAATCTCATTTTACCAACTCAAAATGTACCAAATCATTAAATACCTGATCATGAATATCTTTATCAGAATCCCAATCACCACCAAATCTAACCTTATTAGATATAACACCTTGTTTATATAACATATCGGCTATACCTAATACATATCCACCAAAAAAATAAAAACTCTTTGTATCATTCCATCTAACATGTGGTGGTGTTGAAAAATATGGTGCTACATCAACAGCCAATGACGGGGCATGATTATGTTTTCCAATACGATGAATGCCGTCGATCTTTGATTTTCCTTCTTTATACAATCGTTGTTGTCTTTCTATACTTCTATGACCTTCAAGAATTATACAATCATAGTTCTTTACCACAGTTTCAAATAATATTTGTAAATCTTCATGACAGGTCGATAGTCTTTCTTTACTTGTCTTTCCGAACTTAGGCATGATAAAACCCTCCAATATATAATATATTTATATAAAAGAGGGTTTTATTTTAATAATTCAATGGTAAATTCTGAAATGATTTATCTGATAATCGTTTAGCGGTTTTAGTATCGGATCGATAACACCTTATATCGTTCTGATCACAAAACTCTTCTGGACATTTATCATAATATCCATATGATTCAAAATCGTTTCTATAATCGCCTGATGTGATATCAGATAACTCATCAAGAGATACTTTGAATATACATCCACATTTACCACATTCACCAATATATTCAAATACTTCTTTTTTGCCATTTTTTAAGAATTTCAATTATTTCTTACCTCATCAAATGTATATTCTTTAACAAATCTACCATTTCTCCAGATCAATTCAAGATTTTTATCATCTTCAAATCTACCACCTTTACTGGCCTTCCAAGGGGCATCTACCGGATTCTTTCTAACACCAAACCACTTACCATTAATTTTAATTGCAGAACACTTCATAGCGAACTTATAGGTATCACGGTTCACTTGTTGAAGTAACCCACCACCACAACCAAATGCTAGGTTATCAGCACTAAATCCACCATCTTTAGCATAAGACAAAATATCATCAATGTCATTAGGCCCGCCAATACCATCACCCTGAATAACTCTTACATTATTAAGAACCTTGTATCCTTTATCATTAATAACAGAACCAAACTTTTCATCAAGAAGTTCGAGGCACTTCTTAACAACAAATTTAGGTTCACCACTATCAGGACGAATAACAACGGTAGCTCCAGAATCAACAATCTGTCGTCTTAGTTGTTCACCCCAAATATTACTGATAGCATTATAAATATCATAACTATCAGAAACAACAGCCACAATGGCATCCTTCTTGGCGAATTTATCTAACATATTTTTATATGCCAAAGCCTCATTTTCTTGTCCCCAAGAGGTAATGGTACTGTGTTCCGCTGCCGGAATACTAAAACCAACCATTTCTTCGGTATTATAATAATCTTGAGCTGCTAAAATACCAGCTACAGTATCAGTTCCCATAAAATTGACAAGATGTGCCATGCCACCCATATCCGCGGAACCTTGACTACTTACTCCACGATATCCAAAATCGTGTAACTTAAACATAATACTATTTGGATCACCAGTTTCCTCAAGATATTTAAGGATAACCTTTTTCATTTCCCAACTTTTAGTACAAACAGTGGTAGGATACCAAAGTTGTAAAAGTCTGGTTTCGATCCATCCTGGAAGCCAAAAAAATCTTGGATCAGTATTTCTAACGGTTACCAATGGTTGACCAGGCTTATAAATACCACCCTCTTTTACCGCTCTAATTTCAAGAGGATATCTACCCATATTCTTGATCATCAACCATCCTTCTTTATTGAAGGGCAGTCCGTGATCATTCCAGAATTTTTCTGCATAATCAATACTAAAACCACACGGAACAAAACTTAAAATTTCTTTAAGAATTGCTTGTAATCCAAAAAATTTTAATTCATCACATCCACCACGACTTTCAATGTAGTAATATGTTTCCTCTGCACCATCAGGGAATTGTAACCAGTGGCTTACTTTATAGCTATCCGTCTGTAAAATCAAACTATTATCTCTTTTCATTTTTATCTCTCCTTTGTATCAATAAACCTTGGAGTTTATAATTACCCGGTAGAACAACCTACCGGGATTTGTAAAATGTATTCAATTTGATTCTCTGTTTTTCTTGTTCCCATACCCAAGGGAGATACCAATTCCACCATATTCTTTTGTATAATCGGCAACTAAACCCCTTTGGATTACGATCTTTACATTTATCAGAGAATCTATATTTCATTATTCATCTTCATCAGTAATGATTGATAATTGACCACATGCGGCCCCAGCCTCCACTTCTGCCTTAGTGGCAATCGCAATTGCTGCATCATACCCGTTTTCTTCTAATTGTAATAGTATTTCATTCGTCATATCTTTTTTCATTTAAAACCTCCACTAATGTTAGTCCTTTATACTTTTTTCCATATTTTATCACTTTTGATATATATGGATATTTAATTCCAAAATAATCAGCACATTCCTTTATTGAATTAAATATAATATTTAATTCTACACATTTAATTTTTTTCCTACGTGATTCATGGGCCTTTTTTCTACCATCTATATATCTTTTATCGGTTTTTGATAATATTGATTGTTTTGTTCGTAGTTCTGGATTATCAATATATCTTTGTTTGGTATTCATACTTTGTATGTTTATCCTATTTGGATTATCAATATATGATTTTTTCATATAAATAGATGTTTTATCTCTTTCTGATTGTTTTTTATATCTTTCTTTTTGTGATTTACTCATCTTTTTTGATATTGTTTTATCATTCTTATGCACATCCTTCATTATACTACCATGTTTCTTTCTTTTTTCTTCCGTCCACCGTCTTTTTTGTAAATCACTTAATTTCTTCTTATGATAATCACATACAATATAACCTTCTCCCCCACTCGTCATATTGTATGCCATGTGTGAAGGTGGATATGTATTATAATATCCTATATAAAATTCTTCATATTTATTTAAAAAATAAATATTATTTATATCATCATGAATAACATGAAATTCAAAATTATCAAAACCATATTTTTTGAAAGCATTTGATAATGCTGTATTACAATTGGATATTGATCGTCTATGACCAGATATCCTTTCTGATAATGATCTTTGTGTTTGTCCAATGTAGACAACCTTATCATTATATTTTATACAATAAATTATCATACCAAATTTTGTTGTTTAATGATACCATCACCCATATTATTGGATTCGGATACATCATTTGGATTAATTGGGCTTATTTTAACAAAAAAATGTTCTTTAGGAAAATAAATCTTCATTTTTTCAATATCAAAATCTTCCGGCCTTGCCATTGTAAGGTTAATTGTTGTTTTTAGATTACTTTTTGTTCTTACTTTACCCATTTCCTCAAGAGTAATCTTATTCTTATACGGTATTAACCAATCCCTATATTCTTCATCAAAAGAATGGACACTAAACTGTAATGTCACATTATCCTTTATAAAAGAATAATCGGAACCATTTACACCGATTGTTGAAATATAATGATGCACTTGTGTTTTGGGCAAAATACGATCAATTAATCTAATGCTGGATACAACATTGTTAATATTCAAAAACGGTTCGCCCATACGAGTATAATTAATCTTAAACTCTTTTGATTCTGCTGGATAATAATCAGGATTCTTATCAAGAATGAATTTAACCTGTTCGACAATTTCTTCTTGAGTAAGATTTCTACACCTTTTCATTTTGCCAGTGGCGCAGAATTTACACCCAACAGGACAACCAGACATTACAGAAACACCAATCATCCATCGCTCATTTCTGGAACCAAGTTCACCATTTTTTAATGCATTTTGTTTTCTGCCAACGGCATCCTTCGTATAATATGGAAGATATGTATCTGTCACTTCTATTGGATAACCATCACTGGTTTCCAACATATATACGACACCATTGGCAAATTCTTTTTTCTTTATCTCTCTCAACATTATATCACCTATCAAAGTATTCCAATATAGATTCCATCAATGGTTTATGTTCATCAACAACATTCCAAATAACAACCTCATCTAATGGAAACCAACGTAACTCATCTATGTCATCATTTGGTTTTGGAGTTCCACCACTATATTTAACGATAAATAGAGTAGTGGTTATTTTATCCACCTCTTTTCTATATCTCCAATCATCAACAACGAAACTGCCGACATAAGCAAGATCTGTTTTACAAATATCAAGTCCAGTTTCCTCTTTTACCTCACGAACTACAGTTTGTTCCCAAGTTTCACCAGGTGGGACAAACCCACCAATGAAACGATATTTTGGTTCTACATTTCTTTTACCCAAAAGAACCTTGATATTACCATTATTGTCCATTTTGAATATACAAGCATCAACAGTAGGAATGCTCTTCGGATATTGATTATTAACAGCCCAAATAACACCCTTTCTGAAATCAGGCGTCTTTTTTACCTGTTTCGATACTACCCGACGAACATCGGTCCCTGACACATATACAGTCTGTTCAATTTCAATACACTCGTATTTTCCACTGTAATACTTGATAAATGAATCTCTTGAACCATAAAGATACACATTATCTTTAGGTCCGGTCATATGTTTGATAAGATTATCAAGTTTATTTGACCATTCGATATCACTATATGTATCATTTAGATACAATACTGATACATCTGGAAATTTATCAAGTATCATGGCCCGTCTAGCTTCAAAATCTAGCGGGTTATACATAGAACATTTTACAGGGGAAAGTCCTAATACAATGATTGTTTTGTAGTGTGAATCCACCACTTGTTTGATAAGGTCCATGTGACCTTCTGTAAGATTATCAACTTGGAATCTGGCGACAATAACACCAACATCTTTCTTTTCCATCACTTCAAGCCTCCTTCTTGTATCAATAAACCTAATTCGGTCTTTTTGATGGTTTTTTTTGATTGTTTATTCTATTTTAATATATTTATATTACTCTGTCAAATATCTTTCGATATTTTTTCTATTTCTTTCAAAAAGTGTTTTTGCCGTATAATGCATGTATTTCAAGGCACCATCAATCGGTAACCATACAAATCCATCAATTTCAGGACGAATTATACCTTCTGGTGTGGTATATGTAGATTGACAATAGATATCATCATAATTCCATTCATCAAGAATTACTACAAATCCATGAAGCCGTTTATTCTTGTGTCTATATGTTTCCATACCAATATCAATACAACGATGCCAGTATTCGGCAATAACAATATTGGTTTCTTCATATACTTCACGATACATTGCATCTTCATGAGTTTCATTCTTATCACAAAGACCTTTTGGAATATTCCACAGTTTCATATCATTTCCAGTAGAATGAACAAGAAGAATTTGTTCATTGTAAATGATATACGCTCCACAAGTTGTTTTCATTTATTTACACCTCTTTTCTTAAAACTCCAGTTATCCATACCATGAGCATCACGTTTAAGTTCATCCGAAAATTCTGGCGCTTCTTTATCTTTCACCAATGTATTACCAAGATACATATCAATTTTTTGATGCATGGTATATACATCAATAATATGATGTAATCCAATATTTCTCATATTTGGATTAACAATTAACTCGCCACCTTTTTGTCTATAAAACCCATTTCTACTATGATTCACCATAAAAATTGGAGAATCAAGATTGATATGGATTTTATCAAGAATATCACGATTGCCAAATTTACGATGAAATTCTTTTACAGAATCAGGTCTGTGGATATAATAACGATCTGACATAAAGAAACATCTTTTCTTACCAAGAATAAGATCTTTTATTTCTTTATCATCTGTTACCGTATCCACAAATTTCTCAATATCTGTGAATGCTTTGGTAACATCTTTACCATTTTTTGTCTCTGTAATTGTCAAAATGGTATAAAGATCACCACAAACACTAACAGTGTATGATTGTGTTATAAAATGAAATGGAATATATCTTTTATCAATGTCAACCATTGAATATGACATATCCTTTAGAAATGCCTGTTCATCAAAAGAAAGATCAGGAATACTACCATCAAGATAGTATTCCTGTGTTTTTCTTACCCAAACAGGGTATTCAGAATGATAACCAATGTTATCATAATAATCATGAAATTTACTGATTATCCTCATTATCAATATCCTGGCCCAAATCACTTTCAAAATAACCTACAGAATCAAGGTATTCTTCGATAAATTGGTAAAGGTCATTAATTTTGATAAGATCTGAATTTTTCAATTCATCTCGATGGATATCAATCTCGTCAATCACATCAATGGCAGAAACCGACAGGACCACTACACCATCATACATCTCATCCTGTTTCTTTTCCCATTCCTCAGTTCCAAGTGTATGGATCAACTCATACAGGTAATACATTTCATCCATTACCATTTCATCAATGGTTTTGTTGGTGATGTATCCCTTAATCTCCTGCATATACTTATCGATATAACCTGTGATATTTTTCCGTTCTCCACCATACGCTGTTACAGGAACATTAGGAAAAACATCATCCATTACATCATCATAATAAACATCAATGGTATTACTATTGGAAGATCCACTGACATTACCATAGTTTCTATAACCATATGTAATTTCAGAAATATTATCTTCAATCTCTTTGTTAAAAACATCAAAATTGAAAAGATCATCACTTTCAATAACATTGGCTTCGGCCAGGACATAAGTGGTTTCATCCTTGCGGATTCTTACTTGTCCAGCAATACCCTGTTTGCTGATGCAGAGAGAAATGTCATGATTTGCGTTGATATATTCATCATCGGTATGTGAAAACCGATTGCCCATATCATGATGAGAATGAATAACACCAATAGTAGGGATATCAACATGACCCTTAACAAATACATTAACAACGGTAACCTTTTGCTTAGGAATAACAATATCAGTGATGGTATTGGTTTCCTTGTCACCTACAAGATATGCCAACCATTCCATATGAGGAAATTTCCGCATCAGAATATTGATCTTCATACTGGCAACAGAAGTGATTTTTACATCAACTGGATCAATATCAGCTGCCTTGGTATCAATTTCAATATCTGTTTCCCAAAATGTCTCGCCGGCACGACTTCCCACGATTGATTTTGATTTATTATCAATCTGGAGTGGATAATTGGTTACACCTGGATCACTTGGAATATTTGTAACATTTTGGTCAGTGTTGTTTAACTTATTCATTTCGTTTTGTATCCTCTGTATTGCTTCATAAAATGCATTCATATCATTAATTACTCATTAATATAATATATTTTTTATTATTGTCAAGAATTATTTAAAAGTTGAAAAAATCTTCAATATTACCGGCAATCTGTTTGTCTGAATTTGTCAATATTTTATATATGGCGAATCCAGCAACAATTTGAGCCGGTGCAATAAAAGATGGAATAATTGTATATCCATCCTGTGACCCATCAGGGTTGGTATCCCATTCAGCAACTGCCGAATTGATACTAAAATGGAATCCATTATACCCAACCTTCATGTATACCAGACCATTATCACGAGCAAACTGTTGATTATTCAACTGTGATTCGTGATTATCTGTGCAATCTACAAACCAGTCAAAATTTTCAAGACCATCGTGAACAACCGGATTAAACCGAAAAGGATATCCGATTATATGGTTACCAGGACGCATCTGATCAATAAAATCTTTCAACAATGTGGCCTTATTCTTTCCAAGGGTATTATATGGAACATCCAAACGTGGTAGATTATGAACTTCTACAATATCATCATCAAACATAACGATTTCATCCACACCAGCCATGGCCAGACCCTTGGCAAGAGACCACCCCACACCACCAACACCAACCACAATAATTTTCTGATTGGTGTTAAGATTCAAAGATTCTTGACGATCATAAATATCAGGCATATCATTTCCCCATTTTGTTAATTTTTTTATTATAAGAATAGTATAACACACCAGTAAAGAATGTCAAGAATTATTTCACTTGTTCTATGGCAGTGTTATTCTGTAATTGTTTATGATTTTTTAACGCATTGCTATACGCGGACGCAAATATCCACATAAGAAATGCCGTATAAATAAAACATGCCCCTATGGCCAATCTCCATGAATCATAACCAGATTTCCATTCAAGGATACCCCATGTGATAATTATCACATAAATAAACGCCATCAAAGAAAATATTACGATAGGAATGATAGTCATATGTAAAATTGGGTATACCTTATTAGGATATACCCTTGTTTTTGTGGTTTAATCTACGCTCCAAACACCAACATCACCCGCAAGATTTTGATTAACATTAGTTGATTCAATACCGGATCTGGCATTTCGAGTATTGGTGCGATTATCGGATTCTGATACCTCTGCGTCATCATCAAGAAGATGTTTTTTAATGGTATCGAACCGAGACAAACCGCGGGGATTACGAGTTCCAAGGCTATACTCATTGATCGTTTCCAGAACAACCAGAGACTTTTTAGCCATATCCAAAGCCTTTTCCTGATCACTCACATCAACCCCTGAATAAGTAAAATCGCCCCAACAATCAGAACTATTACTCAAAGAGTGATAATGACGGAATTTCTGATGTCCAATAATCTTTACGACACGAATATTTTCAACCTTGAAATCTGAATTTGCCCGAATTTCAATGCAAATAGGTGTCATAAGACGCTTGGCAAACTTAGGATCAATCCGTTTATTATTCACGTATTTAGGTGCATATACGCAATTAAAATACCAATAAATACGTCCACGTCCATCACCGGCAACAGAAAGACCTTGATCGGCAAATTCTCTTGACACAGGTGGGATTGTGATACGTTCCCGAATTTTTTCTTCATATTCCTTAATTTTTTTATCAAGTTCACGGGCCTTTACACGATATGCCTCGTTAAGATCTGATTTATGACGATCAATAATTTCATTGGTCTGTGACTTGGCTTCTGCCAGTTTTTCCTCATATTCTTTCTTGAGGTCATCTTCTGGTAATGATACTTCATCAGTAACGGACATTACCATTACCCGATTACCAACACGGACAGTAATACCATCTGCCTTGATATTATCTACAATACCCTCATCAATATCCGTTGTGGGATTGATCACATCATCAAGATTAAAAATTTCCATTATTCCCTCTATACTGTTAAATTATCGTTTTTCATTTTCAATATCTGAACTATAATACACTATTCGGGTAATGTCAACAAAAAAATCCGTATTATTCTATCTATAGAATAATACGGATTTAATCATTATCTAAACCATAATTTATACTATCTATACACAAGTAATTGAGCTTCGTTTTATTATAGGTCAACCAAGTGTGTATCTCTATGTAGTATATAAATTATTTTTAGTATATTTGTATAATGGCCATTATACGAGTGGCCGTTTTATCAGTCAAAACGGCCAAAACCATACTACTAATCTAATCATCTAACTATATCATAATAATCTAATTTAGTTGGAATGATAAAGGACAAAGCGTTTATCAGACCGAATGGGTGTTATTTAATAAGGGAAAAAACACCCAAAAAATACCATCTATTATCTAATAATCTTAAAATTTAGTCAAGTCAGGTCCATGTCATGATATTCACCATAAATATATGTATGATAATTTATAAAGTTACTAATACAATAACAAATAAATGATATATAGGCCAAACAATTAAAAAACTTAATGAACGGCGAAATAACCATATATCATCGGCAAATAATGGATCAAAAATATATTTCCACAATGCCATTCGTAAATATGGTATTAATGCTTTTGAATGGGAAGTAATAGATGATACCTGCCAATCAAAAGAAGAACTTGATGAAATGGAATACCACTACATCAAGCAATACCATAGCCATTACACCAAAAATGGTTATAATATAACATATGGTGGTGAAGGCACTCAATTATTCGGTAAATTAAATGGTATGTATGGTAAAAAACGAACACACCAAGAAAAAAGAGCTTATGAAACTTCACCGTAAAAACAAATGTATTGGTGATTCAAACCCCGCCGCAAAAACAGCCGGTATATATAAAATAACATATCCTGATGGTTCTACCAAAATAATAAAAAATCTACGAAAATTCTGTAGAGAAAATAATTTTGATAGAGGATCTATGTATAGAATATGTAATGGTAAAAAGAAATCACCATACAAAGGTTATTGGGTTGACAGACTTGACTATTCACATCAACAAAAAATTGAAATGTCAAAGTCTGTCAACCAACATAGTTAGTATTATTAACTACTTACAAATTCCGGCCACATCATAGGGCGTAATCTTGTAAGCCTTACCGGCCTCGATTACAGACGGTGCGTTCTGAGGCAGAACCTCTTCACCATCAATGTAGAAACGGAATTTCTGATACCCAGCGTCACGGGCGAATCCAAGAACAGTCTCTTTCAGGTCTGCCCCGACCTCTACATCATAGGTGTTACCGTTTACCTCAAAGGTTGCCCCATTGCCATTTCCTGTCTCTGCTACTTCCCACATAATAAACTCCTTTTGTTGTTGTTAAAAAGTTCCTTCAAATTATTTTTTATTGTTTACGTTCTCACTATAACCTGTTTCCAACTTCGTGTCAATATCTTTTTTCAATTTTTATTATTTTCTATGGTAGCGAAAATAATTTCAGAAAAACCATATTTTGACGGATTTTCTACCAAATCGGTAACAGATTCAACACTTATCACTTTAACACATGGTTTTCCGTTTGTCAAGCGACCTGTTACTCTCATATCATATTTTTTATCAACACAAACCTCATCACTGACAGTATATTGGTTAATATCACTCACAATCACATTCCTCCACGTTAAGATCGGTCCCACATTCAGGACAGGTATAATCTGATTCATACATCGAACAAGATACGGATGGATCTGGATCACTTTCACAAACACAGAATCCATCCTCATCTGGAACATCAAATTCATCGGCTACCTGACACACCATCAAACGAACAATTCAAACATTCCATGATTATATCTATTTCATTTTTGATTATGTGGATACTATATACTGTATTCCAGTGAATGTCAAGATGACAATAACCTAACCACCAATCATATTCTCAATGTATGTATGGGCAATCTTTGCAATAACCTTTACCTGCCACATACTATCCCATTCCACACTATCAGGGACAAACCCTTCTGGTAAACAACCATGTTCTTCCGCATACATATATGCTCGTATATGGTATTCATTTGTAGGATCAAACCATTCTGTCAGTGTCATTGTTCATACCTCATTATTAAGGACAATATCACAGTCCCTTGTTCCTGCAAAAGCATCAAATACTTTATCGTCATTAATGGTTATTGTGATATGGCCACTATCATTGGAAACTACAATCTTCTCAATAATATCGGGGAATTTAAATTCCTTAGTGACATCACTACAACTATCAAAATCTGTATGAACGATCATCTATCACCTCCCGTTTCCTTGATTATGTCTATACTATACAACATTTGGCAGGAATGTCAAGAGGAAAATCCTACATTTGTTCACGAATGGAAAGAAGGTAATATTTTTCTGTTCCATCGTTCTTTTCAAATGAAATAAGACCACCATCACTTTTAGGAATATACCCAAGACGAAACGTGAAGTCTTCAAAATCACCGTTAATCAATGACATAATATTATTAAATGTCTTAAACTCAAAACAAATGCTCATATTGGCATCATAATCGGTTTCACCAATATTCATTACCATACCATTAGCAAGAGGATTTACTTTGTCAGTGGCTTCCATATTGAACTTACCATCATCAACGGTAAAATAAATCTTACCAAAACCGGAAGCAATCTTTTTGATAAGACCGTATGTATCAATAAAATCTTGATCTAATTGTGTTTCATATACTGTATCACCAGAGATTTTTGGACCATCACCATTAAATACATCAACCATCATTTCTGCACAAAAGAAAAGATTACTCTTTTGTCTACCAGATTTAAGAATAATCTTTTCTTCTTTTAATGTAATATCAGCATTACCATCATCATCAGGAATTATCAAATCAAAATAAGTCTTTACATTCTTTGATACGTTTGAAAACATAAGTTCCCATGTATCATTATCATTGATACCAGTAATAATATCATTATCATTCTGGATAAGAACAATACAATTTGTCCCACGCATACCAACACGATATCTATCTTTGTTAAATATCATCTTAATATTATCAATACTATAATTACACGTTCCTCGTCTTAATAGATCAAGAAAATATGCAACATTCACTTTATTAGCCATACAGATTATCTCCTTTTATTCTTCTATCTTTTCTACACTTTTAATCGTAATATTTGATGTTCCAATCTCATATTTGATTTCATAATCATCAATAATTCTTGATCCCCATTGTTTGTTTGGATCAATTGGTCCTTCGTCAAATACTATATTCATTACTGGAAAACACTTTTGAAATTTCTTTGCTAATGTTTCATCCATCATTTTAATCACCTTTTTATGTATAAATTATACAAATTAGTAGCTTCATATTTTGATATACCATATCCATCAATAAGCCATTGTATAATTTCTTCTTCTTTTTTCTTTAATTTGTATTTTTTACCCTTATTCCACTTAATAAAACGTCTTTTTCGTGGTATTGCATTATACAAATAAGTATAAACCAATTCATCAGGAATGTCAAATAATCGTTCATTGATTTTATCAAGAATATCAAGACAATCGGTGTCATGTGATAACCACAACATTAACATATAAGCATTTACATCTTTTTTACTATACTGATATGATTTATCTTTATTATTGATAGCATTCAAGCAATCAAATAATCTATTTTGTCTTGCCATATCGTCTATCTCTACCTAACAACCAATCGTATACTGGTGTTCCATTAATTTTATCACCAATTTCTATAAAAATTGTTATACAAATAATTAATATCATTAATATCATAAAAAGTGCAATAGTAACTGGACCAAATGCTGAAAATAACATTATAATACCGATATCAAGCACATCACTGTCTTTGTTTGCAATATATCTATTATATATTATATTGCCAATAAATACAAACAAAGAACCGGCCAACCACCATATAATAAATTCGCCCATTGTTATTCACCTTTTTCTACAGATTCATCTTCAATATCGTAAGATACCCTTTTATGATACATAGATTCGATTTCTTTGACAAGAACCTTTTTAATAATTCTAATATGACCAATTCTCAATACATCAAGTTGTTCATCATCAATAAGATTGTTTATCAATTTATCAATAAATTCTTTATAATCCACTTCCTTCTTTGAGTTTGATACACTTCTGCATGCTGATTCTATAACATCACAAATCATAAGAATACATGATTCTGGCATGCTTGGTTTACATGACTTATATCTATAGTGATCTTCAATAACACTACCATTATATTTTGCTTTAGCCTTATTATATATACTACCAATCACAGTATCACCATGATGTTCAGATACAATGCGAATAATCATTTGATCTATATTCTGTTGTATCAATTTCATTACACCATCACCAATATGACGTGAAATATACTGATATGACACGGGTGGATCAAGATCATCATGAATATTAGTATCAGCTTCCTGATTTTCACTGAAATACTGTGGATTACAGATTTTACCTATATCATGAAGTTTAGCGGCAGCTACAAGCTCTTTACCATTGATACCATCAATCACTTTTGATACCGATTCACATAATACAGCCACATTGGCACAGTGTTTCTGTGAGCCAGGGGCAATATCTTTAAATCGTTCAAGAAGTATAAAATCATCACTTAATATATCATTGGCTGTTACGTCCATGTCGTTCCCTCATTTTTTATTTTATCAAATACTTTTCTTTCCGTATTTTTCTCTTAATGCATTACCTTGCATTAATATACGGTATTTTTTACCAACTTCTAATCTTTCTTCAAGAGAAAATTCACCAGATCTATCTATTATTGTTATTATTCTATCAAGTTCATTCTTACTAAGTGATAAATATATAATATCATCATAATGAACATCTATATATTTTTTTAATTTGATTATAATACCATTATAATCATAAAACGAACTGATAGAATCTATTAATCTAATAACCTCTGATCTGGTCATTTTAATAAGATATTTTCTATTAGATGCACTCATCACGTAACATTTTAATATACATATTCATAAATGATATTTCGGGAATGCTTACTATATCATTTCTGTAAGCACCTTCTGTAATATGAAGTATTGCTGTCATATCATTCTTAAATACATCACTTTCTGAATCTATTATAAGTTTGTACAAGTAATTATACAATCTTGTATAATCAACAAGATTACTTCGTAATACTTTCCTAACATTGCCAGGATCACACGATTTCATCGCATCAATAACATCTTGATAAATTTGATCAACATTAATAATTTTGATATCTGTTGATAATTTACCATCCACCACATTATATTTCAATGTGTTTATGGTGTTACGAATATCAGGATATGCCGATTTTACAATATCGATAACACTTTGACCGTTATATTCTATATTTTCTGATTTAAGAATATGAATACATTTTTTGGCTATCTCTTTAATAGGTGGATCTGGAAATACTATCAAAGGACAACGTGACAAAATTTCTTTAGTGATACGTTCAGGATGATTACATAACAATATGAATCTGGTGATATCTTGAACTTTTTCTATAAGATCCCTTAACATATCTTGAGCATGTGGAGAAATACGATCTGCCTCATTGATATATACTATTTTTATAGTATCACTAAAACCGATTGCCTCGGCAAATGGTTTTACTTTATCACGAATACCATCAATACCTGTTTCATCTGATCCATTTATTCTTAAAATTTCAGGCTTACGTTCATTAATGAGAACATCCATGAATGTCCCTTTACCTATACCTGGCGGACCAGCGATAGTTATATTCGGAACTTCATCAATACATTTCTTTAGTTTAGGTTTGATAGAATCATGTAAGATAATTTCATCAAACGTCTGTGGTTTATATTTAAATTCCCATAAATCATTCTTCATATCATTTATTCCATTATAAACTTCATATTACCACAATCCCATATGCGATCATAGCCATTAGCAAGCATATTAATATATTCTGTTTCATCTTTATTATAATACATCAATTCGCCATTGTTAAATAGT